AAATCTTTTAAAATCGGAACCTCCTTCTAGAGGGCTTTTAATACCTGGGAATAAAGAGTGACCAAAATCTATAAATACGGGTTCAACCCCTTGATTTGAAATCTCGAGTGTATCAGACTTTAACTTGACTACAATATTTCTGACAGGTACACGTCTAATTATGATGTTCCCTAACTGACAATCGTTATGTCTAAATCTCGGATACTTTTTATGTATTTTATATAGATTATATATAACTTGAAATAAAATAGATTTTCTTTTCTGTAAATTTGGTTTTGTTTTTAACCATTTATCCATACGTTTACCCTTGATATACTCGTAATGCATTGAATATTTACATACATTCTCTTTACAGGTTTTGTATCCATACACTCTGGGAACGTTAAAATCTTTTAGAAGATTGGCGATTTTATATTCCATGTGTGACGTTTTATCTTTCGTAATCTTTACAGCGGAATTAGGTCCGGTTCGATAGATTGTACCATAATAACCACTCCCTATTTTAGACATACTATTTACAAACATTTAAATAAAACTTACCTAAGTGACCCACCTATTTAAGAAAATCAAACCAAAAACCATGACGATTGAAGAACAGTACACTCTCGCTAAAAACTCCCTCAATGGTCGGCTCTTTGCCCCATACCAAAGAGAGGGTGTCCTTTGGATGCTCACCATGGAGGCACAAACCTCGGGACCCAAGGGTGGGTTCCTCTGTGACGAAATGGGTCTGGGTAAGACTGTGCAGCTTGTTTCCACTATACTTGGAAACCCGAAGCCTCGCACGCTCATCATCGTACCCAAATCTATTATCACCCAATGGGTTCAGGAAATCAATCGATTTGCACCGACCCTAACGGTTGGTGTCTTCGACGGACCAGACAGGGTGCTTGGCGACTACGATGTTACAATCGTACCATACACCCTTTTGACGGTTAAGGGTGGAAAGGCTGAGGCGGTGACCCCTCTCCACGGGGTTCAGTGGGATCGGGTGGTATTGGACGAAGCCCATGAGATCCGAAACAAACGTTCGAAATTGTTCAAGAGTGTGTGTCGCCTTCATACCCAAATCAGGTGGATTGTGACTGGCACCCCAGTCTTCAATTCAATGGAGGACTTTGTGTCTCTCTCGACATTTTTGGGACTGTCGAAGGTCGTTGTCCAAGGGATGACGAACAAAATCAAAGACATCTACATTCTCCGCCGCACCAAAGACGACCTGGCCAAGATCAACGAGCGTCTCCGCTTACCGCCGTGCTACTTTGAGAATGTGGAATTGGATATGTACCCGGATGAGAAGCAGTTGTACGAGATTGTGTTCCTCGAAGCACAAGATACAATCCGAGATGCCTTCAGGAATGCCCAAAGTCTCAACGCGAAGAATATGGTCATCTTGGAGTGTCTTCTCCGTACGAGGCAGGTCATGATTTGGCCACAGATGTATCTCAATGGTATCGCGAAGCAAAATGAGACAACACCTGAGCAATGGGTCGGTCGGTCGAAGAAGATGGAGACCCTTTTCGAGATGATTAAGGGGCACCCCAACGAAAAGACATTGGTGTTTTGTCAGTTCAGGGGGGAGATGAATCATATCCAGAAGAATTTGGAAGTCCCCGTGTTTCGAATTGATGGTTCTGTACCTAAGGATGAGCGCGTGAGACAGATCGAGGGGTTCAAGAAGATTGAAGGGGGGGCGGTCTTCATCATTCAGATCAAAAGTGGTGGTCAAGGTCTGAACCTCCAAGAGGCGACTCGTGTCTATATTACAGCACCCTCATGGAATCCAGCTACCGAATTACAGGCTATAGGACGAAGTCATAGAACGGGACAGACGCAACCAGTGTATGTGAAAAAGTTGGTCTATAAAGAATGTGATCGGTTTGTCAGTGTGGAAGAGGAAATGATGGCCCTCCAGGGTCACAAGTCGATCGTGTGTTCCAAGGTCCTCAACGATGAGAGGATTGAAAATCAAATCCCGGTGAAGAGAACGACTGATAAGATTTCAATCTTGGACATCAAGAAAATTTTCAAAGCGTAATATAAAAGATGATTGGTTCCCGCGCTGAAGTTTTCCATGGCACCGCTGATAGCACCTCTGGTGGTCTCACCAAGAAGGATCTCATGATGAAGGATGGTCGCATCATTTCCAAGGCGGCGAGCAAGGCGGCGAAGAAGTCCCTCAAGAAGAACCCCAAGTTCCAGGTGTTCATCGATGAGGCGAAGAAAAAGAGTGACAAGAAGGGTTGCTTCTGTGCGATGCCTTCGAATGACACCAAGGCATACGAGAAAATGGTGAAGAAGGCTGAAAAAAATATGTCTAAAAAGTAAGAATGACCCTCTCCAAGTGGGAAGAATCCGTCAAAGTAGCAAAGATTAAGTTAGGCATGGACCCAAAGAAATTTACCAGGATACAGGGTAAGCTTCTTAAGGAGGCTCAGGCTATTTATAGTATTTTACTGTTGAATAAATCTAAATAATAAATTGAAATCCCTTGAGATTTTGTGGCTCATATACAACGAGCTGATGAAGTTTCCAAGTACAACCGAACATTTTGTTCAAGAAATACACACTGTTGAGTTCAACGATGGCATGTCCCGAATTTCTTGCATAGAGTCCGTTAGTTACTTCATCCTTTTTTGGGTTTTTGTCTGAGTCAAAAACAGACGCCTTGATCTGATCTTCCACGTTCGTATCGACTTTGATGCGAAACTTTGGTTCGCGACCCGGGGATTCCTTGATGTTTGAATTGAACATGGGGGACAACTCCTCCTTGGACATGGGTTTTCCAAAGATGACCTCACTTTGTTCCACCACAGCACCGATGATTTTATCCTCGAGTTCTCTCAACGAGTCGTAAAAATTTTTTATATAGCTCCCTTCCTCGTCGTATCCCTTCACGGCAAAGTCAATGTTGTACTTGGTGGCTCCAACCTCAGGGGTGAAACCCGAAACACCGAAGGGCATATACATACGGGGAAGTTGCACCCGAAGGGGGGTTCCCTGTTTGGTAGAGATGACAATTTTACGATTATTATATTCATTGATTTGAAGATTTTCGATAGCCTTGTCCATGTCTTTCTACATCTCACACGTTTCAAAACTTTAAGCTGAACACGCCACACAATCCGGCTCTAGACTGAATTGGATTGGTCGAGCCTTCGCCTTGGATCGGAGATAATACATCCCCGTCTTTAGACCAGCCTTCCATGCGTACATGTGCATCGAGGAAAGTTTAGACATGGTTGGACTCTCCATGAAGAGGTTCATGGATTGTGATTGGTCGATGAAACGACCACGGTCAGTCGCCATATCGATGATACACTTTTGACTGATTTCCCACACAGTCTTGTAGAGTTTCTTGATGTCCTCAGGGATATCGACAATGTTTTGAACGGATCCACCCGCCTTGACCATGAGGTCCTTCATCTCCTTGGACCAGAGACCAACCCTCTTGAGATCATCAACGAGGTGTTTATTGACCACCACAAACTCCCCAGCTAGGGTACGCCGCAGATAGATGTTGGTCGTGTAGGGCTCAAAGCATTCATTGTTGCCCAATATTTGAGCCGTGGAGGCGGTGGGCATCGGTGCCATGAGAAGACTGTTCCTCAGTCCCTTAGTCTTCACGCGCTCCCTCATAGCATCCCAGTCGTAGCGCCCACTGAACTTGGTGTCTCCCTCCCACATGTCTGGTTGGAGCAAACCTTGGGATGTGGGGGATCCCTCGAAGGTCTCGTAGGATCCATCAACCTCCGCCAGCTCCGAGGATGCCTCGAGAGCGGCATGGTACATAGTTTCGAAGATGTGTGCATTCATGAGACGAGATTCTTCGCAATCGAAGGGGAGACCACAGAGGATGAAAACATCCGCGAGACCCTGGACACCCAAACCGATGGGACGATGTCTCATGTTGGAACGTCTGGCAGTCTCCACGGGGTAGAAATTACGGTCGATGACCCGATTCAGGTTCTTTGTGACAGTCTTCGTGACCTCATGGAGTTTGTCGTAGTCGAAGGTCTTGGTCTCCCTATTGACATACTTGGGGAGGGCGATAGAGGCCAGGTTACACACAGCCGTTTCATCTTTGTCTGTGTGCTCTATAATTTCAGTACATAGATTGGAGCTCTTGATGACACCCAAATTCTTCTGGTTCGACTTAGAGTTGCACGCATCCTTGTAGAGCATATAGGGGGTGCCAGTCTCCGTTTGGGACTTGAGAATGGCCTTCCACACTTCAGCAGCGGGGAGGGTCGTATTGGCGAGACCCTCCTCCTCATACTTTAGGTACAACTCTTCAAACTCCTGACCGTAGCAGTCAGAGAGACCCTTAGCCGTGTCTGGGCAGAAGAGGGACCAGTTTCCCCCCTCCTCGACCCTCTTCATGAAGAGGTCGGGGATCCAGAGGGCTGAGAAGAGGTCGCGGCACCTCGCCTCCTCGTCACCTTGGTTGAGACGGAGTTCGAGGAATTCCATGATGTCGGCGTGCCACGGTTCAATATAGACTGCGATCGACCCTTTCCGACGTCCGGCTTGATTCACGTAGCGCGCGGTTGCGTTGAAAACCCTGAGCATGGGGATGATACCATCCGATTGTCCGTTGGTGCCACGAATCTTCGACTTGTTCCCCCGAATATCGTGGATATGCATCCCGATACCCCCAGCCCATTTGGAGATTTGGGCACATTCTGTGAGGGTCCCGTAAATTCCATCGATGCTATCTCCCTTATTTGCGATGAGGAAGCAACTCGACATTTGTGGCCGGGGGGTCCCAGAGTTGAAGAGTGTGGGGGTAGCGTGAATGAAGAGTCCTTGGGACATCTTGTCATAGGTGTCGAGAACAGATGGGATATCTCTCCCATGAATACCGATGGAAACCCTCATGAACATATACTGTGGTGTCTCGATCAACTTCCCATCGACGCGTTGGAGGTAACTCTTCTCGAGGGTCTTCAGACCGAAGTATCCAAAGTCGAAATCGCGGTCAGTGTCAATTGCCCCCTTGAGCTGTTGAGCAACCTCCACAACCTCATCGGTAACGACACCCGCTTTATGGAGTTTCTTCATGGCGAGATGAACATTATTAGGGCACACCTTGTGAATGTTACTGGCGATAATACGGGTGGCTAGAATTTCATAGTCAGGGTCGGCGGTGATCATACCAACACAAATTTCAGCGGAAAGTATGTCAATTTCCTGCGCGGTGATGTTATCATACATCGAAGAGAATACCTGCTGTGCAACCTTGGAGGAATCACAATTTTCCGAGAGTCCATACGTTAAGTTCTTGATCCTATTGGTGACGTTATCAAATTTCATTTCCTCAATACGACCTGAGCGTTTAATGACCCTCATATATATTTCATTCTACTTTTATTTTTAACTTATTTCTTACACTCGAGGTCTTTACTCCTCACCGCAACGGTCCCGAACGTTTCAAACTTACGGTCGGATTGGAGCAGGTATGTATTCACAAAGAAAGGACCCTCCTCACCCGCCTTGCTCACAGGGGGGTAGGATCCAACGAAGCAGGCTGGGGGACTGCATGGAATTTGTTCGGAAGTTGGTGGCTTGTTGGCGTAGATTTCATCAAAGTCAGCGAAGTTCACCATTTACTATCTACATATAATTTTTTTCGGCGAGTACACTATATGTGTGATAACCTCCACCTCGATTCCCTTCAGCAGTGTGAGACTCCACTGAACACCCTATTCTTTTCCGATTTCAACAAAAATCTGATTCAGCGTGGCATCCGACAGGCGTTCAAGAATAAGACTGGTATCGCCATCGACTACCAGAATCCCGACGACTTGTACGGTATCATGCGCGCCGTCTTCATCAACAACTCTGGTGATCACTACGAAGATGTCAAGGAGCAGGTCAAGAAGATTAATACCCGTGTGATCACCACCGCAATGTCCCAAATTCAAACTGGTGTTTCCCAATTTATCGCTTATAATCGTGACATTGACACCATAAGTGTCCCCCTGGACCAACCCATGAATACGAGCACGGTTGGCAAAAAAATGGACTTCAATGATAAAATTGGAATCAATTAAAGATTACAACCCAGTAAGTAGTAAGTTATGAATCTAAACTATTACAAAAATGAAACTGAGAAAGTATGTAAATCAAAGGGGTGGGATCGAGCGGGTATAGATACAGTGTGGCTCCTCTTGACGGAAGAATTTGGTGAGCTCGCTTCAGCCATTCGTCAGCACAAAAATACATACAAGAAGATGAACCTCAAGAAGGACCGAGGTACTGATGTCATGATGGAGATGGGAGATGTATTCAGTTACCTCTTCCAACTGGCACACATGTTGAATATAGACCTAGATAAGATGTGGGAAGAACATCGGTCTAAAATGCATACTAAAAAATATAATCTGAAGTAGTAATAACAGTGATGAGCAAGTTTATGCTCAGCGATGACGATACCATCAATGACGTAAATCCATTTGTCACACACGATTTCTCCCTTCCAGGGGGTGTGCGACAGACGGGTAATTTTGAGGATTTTGTCGAAGTCAAGAAAGTCAACGATTTGGGGCTTGTAGAGAAGAGTGTCTTCTGTAGCACTGGTCTTTGTGAAGATCAGACAGAGCCCCGTGTCATGAGAAAGAAGGTACGCCCTCACCGAAATATTGATTGTGGTTTCACGAACACGAAAATCGAGCAACAATCGGTTGTTTTCGGCGTTTCAAACAAGAGTATTCCCTATTTTTGGATTTTTTTGGTGATTCTCATTCTCACTCTAGTTCTATTATACGTAAGACGTTGAAGAAATATTCAAGTCGGGACCTCTTCGTACAACTTTGAATAGCGTGGGGTATGTAATACTTACACATCATTCTAACACATTCCATCTGCCAAGCACTCTCCATATTTACACGGGGTGGTTGGAACGTTGGATCCAGAATCTTCATAGCGTGGGCAATGCGAACCCACGTTCTTTCGGTTTGTTCATACACGAGGACATTGTCGAAAGAAAGTTCAGCCATGCGCTGCCTCACCTCTAACGTCTTCTTGACCATCGTATCTAGAAACTTTTCATAGGGAATCGATTGCTTGGAAGATTCCAGATACACCCAATCCGCCAGGGGTTCGGTGTTAATATAGTCGGTATAGGTTGCGTAACCCTTCCCCTTCTTGTATCGTTCATATGTAATTTCAACATAAGCGAGATCTGACTCCACATCGTGTATAGATTTCGCAGACTTGATAAAGGAGGTCATTACCTTTATTTAAATTTTTCTCTCTAAGTACTATATATGGACGAAGTTGTGCTCCTTATCGTACTATTGATAATGTCATGTGTTTTTTTGGCACTTGGTGGAGCTGTTTGGGTATTTACCAGGCCGGTAGAGGGTGATGAGTGTAAAGGTAAAGATCCAAATGCCGAATACGAGATTGATGACAAGGGAAAATGTGTGTTCATTAAATGTAAAGGGGGTTACGTGGATGATGGTAAGTCATGTGTAGTCCCAAAGGAAGAGGAAGTATTCATCTACGACTTTATCGTAAATGTCCCAAGTAGTGACGAAACTATTTCGGCTACGATTAACGAAATTAAACTTGATGGGGTAATTGCCAGTGAGGATCAAATACAATTTGTCACCGATCCAAATGGGGAAAAGTGTTTTCACACAACTGGCTCTTCATGTGAAGATTTGGGGATCCCCGAAGGATTGGGCATAGGTGATACCAACGCTCTCACATATAGTTCATGGAACAAAGAAGGTGGTCCAGTTAAGGGTGAGACACTTTTCACCGTAACCTCTCCGACTAAAGTGAATGAAATTGTTGTCACTTTTTTGAAATCTAAACACGCACCAGGATTTATAATCCAAGAAAATGGTGTAGAGAAAGTCAATGAAACTGAAAATCGTGGTGATTCTGAAGAAGCGGACCCAATCGAAATTATATATGAAATTTATTAAACCTAAGTGGATGAAGTACTTGTAAAAAAGTATGTTCAAAAATGTATTCATCTATTGCAAATAATAGTTTTTCGTATCTCCTCACCCTCGATGAGATGCGAAAGGCTCTACCCGACGAGACCAGACCCTCTTGGGTGAAGATTACGACAATCACGATGGTTTCAAGATTTGAGAAGGAAATTGACATAAAGCGTCTTCGCAGCAAGTTTGAAGAAGTTGGGTCGTACAAGATGCGACGCAAGGGAACCACGATCGATGGTTTCGAATGGAAGCTCAAACCCACAACCTTCTACAACCAGGTGACTCTCACCTACCATGATACCTACAGTACTAAGTCTGTCAAGGTGTTCCCAAATGGGAGCATCCAGGTAGCCGGGTGCTGTGACCTCTTCGACTGCAAACGTATCATCACCCAATTGGTTCAAATTTTCAAGACTTTTCTAGGATTGGAAATCAATCTTCCCGAAAACTCTTTTCGGGTGGTCATGATCAATTCCAACTTCAGTCTCAACTACAACATTAATCTGTTAAAGGTTGCAGATTGGTTCGAGCGATACAATGATATCTTCAAAGTATCATTTGAACCAGATAGGTATTCGGCGGTTAAGATCAAATTCAAACCAGCCCACGAGATGAAAGAGATCACATGCAGTATCTTCAGTACTGGGAAGATTATCATCACCGGTGCAGAGACCCTGAAGGAGATTGCTTTCGCCTACAACATCATCAACCAGCACATCAATGAGAATCCTGAGATTCGGGTCTCACGCACAGAGGAAACCGATGTCTTTGATATTTATTTGGGATACAGGTGTGATCCATTCGTCGAGAAACTCAGAGAAAAGGGATTTGAATCTTGGATGAAAACAATTACTAATAGACAAATTAATTTCTAATTAGATAGTAACAATATGTCTCAGCGACTTGGTATGGCCGATGGTCGATGCTTCACCGTGAATACATCTGCGCAACTTTTTAATAATTATGTGATGAAACAAAACGGTATCTCTTTCGAGGACAACTACTCGTACCGCCAGCTTCTCCAAAAGCAGGGTCCGGAACTCATGTCCAAGGTACAGGAGGAGCAGGGTAAGGGAAACTGCATAACCTGTGACAAACCCCTTCTCAAAGTTTCGGGTATTTACTGAGAGAAATCACGAAAAAAACTTTAGAACCTTCCTATAGAATGTCGACATGTTCCATATGTCTCAATGAAGTCAAGGCGACGAGGAGTAATCCGCCGATTCGTTGCGGACATGTGTTTCATTCCCACTGTCTACAGGAATGGACAAAAAGAGGTAAGAACACGTGCCCCACGTGTAGAAAGGTATTCGATGCTTCCCAGTTTAAGATTGTCGTTTCGATTCAGAACAATTACACAGCAGCTTCAAACTCTGTGTCATTGAATGATGAATCTATTTTCAGTGTAATGGATCTATTTGATTTAAACTTTGATGTTCATGATATGTTAGATTTAGAGAGTATTCTTACCGACCTTGGGGTGAGTCTTGCCGACTTTGATTCCTCTATTTTTGACACAGAATGAGCTACAATACCTTTCATAGTTTAGACCTGGATAGTTTCGGGAAGCTTTTCGAGGATCTTTGATGACCTTTCCCTTCGCATCAGCCAGAAGTGGTCCAGTTGCCCACCCACGCTTGTGACTGAATACGTTAGTCCTAAAGACAATTCGCTTACCAACCCTGAATGTACCAGCCCGCTTTATCCGTGATTCAGGAATGTTAAAGAATTTTGCCACAGACCCGATAGTATCGCCCGGCTTCACTTTGTATTCTACGACACCATGCTGCTTGTAAAAATGGAAGTCACCTTGACGGATGTAATTGGTGGGCCTCCCAGGAGACACAAACATCATCACCTTGTAGTACCCCTTTTTACACTTTTCGTTCGGTCCAATTTTGTAAACCTTTTTCGGGTTGTCTGATATGACGCGATTGGGGAGACCCGTGCAGTGGGTGTAGTTGTGGGTGCCATTAGAAAGTCCAGAACGATCCCCGGGAATGGACTTTTGCCACCTGTACGCCTCGTAGTCACCCACGGCATAGGCGTAACAGTTATTATTCCCAATACCAGTCTTGGTCCCCCACCTTCTATTTGTAAATTTACTTTCAGAACCACTGAGGGGTGGTCCCTTCATTTGTAATTGCCACAGAAAAAAATATCCACATCTAATAAATGATTCAGGAAGTTACCAAAGCTGAAACCAGATCCGATGCGCTCACCGAGTTTCTCATGTTCGTACTCGTCGTGCTGATTAGCACCTTCCTCCTTCGCCTCGTGTGGAACCGTTCCCTCGTGAAGCATATCACCGTGCTCAAGCCCATCAACACCATGCTTGATGCCTTCACCCTCTCCCTCGGTCTGGCCGTAGTCCGTGGAATTTAAACTTCATTGTACCCAACGGTCTTTTCACCATCAGGGCTCACCAGGGTGGGGTAGCCATTCATCCCCTTACAGTCTTCCTTATCGCAATCGACAAAGGTGTGGGGTTTCCCATTTTTCTTCATGTAGTCTAACTGCTTCCGAGTCCAACCGCAACCCATGGTCCCGAAAACAGTCCACTTCTTACCGTCCTCTACCGGCGCCTGACCAGTTCGCATGAGAATGATAATATCAACGATCGCGAGGATGATGAGAGCAAACATATTTTAGTATAGGTAAATATTAAAATGTCATCAACTGTACTTTCTATGGGAAACAAAAATGTCACGCTCAAATACACCAGGAAAATGCCCCGTGGTGAAGTTGAACGGATGAAATCATTCGTCACTAAGGGTGGGGTGAAGCTCACCAAGACTCCAAAGTTTAAGATACTCTCTCAGGTTGATGAGGGAACTAAGCGCACATTCAAGATCGTGCTTTAATCATCTCCGTCTGCGGGGGATTGGCTTGGGGGGGGCGACTTCCCGTTGTTTTTTCATAACAGCTACCGCCTTCGCATATGCAGCCGCCTTATTCATTGGTGTCTTGGGTTTCTTTTTCGGAGCTATGGGGAGTTTCGCGAATTTTCGTGGCTTTGGTATAGGTAATACCCTCTTTTCCCCCGTTAAGAAGGGTTTGGATAAAATCTTCTCAAACCCTGGTACGAAAAGGGTGTGACTGGCGTTCTTGCTACCACGTAATCTATATTGCTTAACAAATTGATCAGTGTCGGTTAAATATTCTTTGGGTAGGAGGGATTCAATAAAAGTCTGTATCTCCAAGGTATTGGGGGGCGTCTTTTTGAAAGCGTTTTGCGTTTTCATCAATATATTTTTGTACTTGTTGCGGTTCGCTCCATTTTCCATTGACACGACGAACTTTTGGAGTTTGACAATGTTTTGTTTAAGAATTTGTGTATTTTGGGTCAGTCCAAATAGACTATTTAAGAAAAAATGTACATCGTAGAGTTTGTGGGAAGTTCTCGAAATCCCAATATTTTTGTATTTGTCACTATTAATAAGAGGATTTTTTATACGGGGGAATAGTGAAAATCCGAAATCAATCATCACAGCTTCGACGCCACCATTGGGAATCGTGTATATTTTATTACTCAATTCAACTCGAATTTTCTTTTCGGGAACCTTCTTAATCAAAATGTTACCCATGTGAAGATCGTGATGTCGGAATTTTGGGTATTTTTTATGAATTCTGTAGAGATTGTAAATAACCTGAACAATCACAGACTTAACCTGTTCCAAAGATGGTTTGGTCATCCACCAATCTTTTAATTCCATCCCATCAATGTATTCCATGTAGATGATAACTTTATCACTACACGTCTTGTATATGTAGGTGTCTGGAACACCAAAGCCCTTCAACTTTTTCGCGATGGTATATTCCATTCGAGCCGGATTTTGTTTTAAAAATT